CCCCTGAAGCAGAAATTCTTAACGGACGACTTGCAATGCTTGGATTTGTCATTGCTGTAGGTACTTATCTTACAACTGGACAAATTCTTCCAGGCGTATTCTGATGAAGTGTAAAGTGCAGTTGTATGTGGCAGGTAAGGTCTTTCACGAAATCGTAGAGGCAAAAGATTATCAAGATGCAAAAGAAACTGCACTTGCACGAAATCCAAATGCTAAAGTTGTTGGAGTTACTGCTGTTTTTAATTAATTCTTATGTTTAATATTTTTAAGAAAAAAGAAACTACCATGGAGGTTACTATGCGTAAAGAAGGTTATCAAGTTCCTGAAGTAGAATTCGCATTCCGTGAGAATGGAGAATTTGTTTATCGTAAGGCAAGCGAACTTTTTTATGGAAAGCGTGTGGTCATTTTTAGTCTGCCTGGTGCTTTCACTCCTACTTGCAGTGCCTATCAGTTACCTGGATTCGAAGAGAAATACGACGACTTTATTAGTAATGGCATCGACGATATTTACTGCATCTCTGTTAATGATGGATTTGTGATGAATGCTTGGGCACAAGACCAGAACATTGAGAAAGTCAAACTCATTCCTGACGGTAATGCTTACTTCACTCGCTCAATGGGACAATTGGTAATGAAGTCCAATCTTGGTTTTGGTGAGCGTTCTTGGCGTTACGCTGCTGTGGTTGATAATGGTATGATTGAGAAACTCTTCGAGGAACCTGGTAAAGGAGATAACGCAATTAATGATCCATATGAAGAAACGAGTCCAGAGAAAGTTTTGGAATATGTAAAATCTACTGTACGCGAAGAGGTGCTAGTATAATTAAGTTATTGTTTTTTGATAGAAATTTTTTATAATAGACATAAACTCTGCTTCTAAATAGGAAGTAGAGTTTTTTTATTTATGCCTAGAGGACAACTTACTAAAGATATTATTAAGTGTGATGTACTTAAAATAAAAAAACAATTGGACAATGAGCAATTGGAATCAGATTCTAAATCATTAGTACATCAATATATTAATAAAGTTTTGAATAAAATAGAAGAATATAGGTATTAATATTCGAAATTAATATTGTTTAATTTTTTATATCTATGGATAAGAAGTTAAAGGCACCAAAAAAATTATTTGAGGACAGAAGACTAAAATCTTCAAAAAAATTAAACTGCCAAGAAATAGAAAATAATACACATCAAGAAGTATCTAAAAAAGTTATTAGTCCAAAAATACTTTTTAATGAAAATAATGAGGTTATTGATTTTGGTGGTGAAACAGTAAATTTGAGTGAAGAGTATATTGGAAAGGATAATGACCAAAAAAATCAAGTTGAAGAATTAATATTCAATCTTTCAGAAGATGTTAGTAATCTTAAAAAGAACATTCGTGAAACACAAAGATATGATACAGAAATAAATTTTATTAAAAAGTATATTAAAAAATTAGAAAGAGAAATATCTAGAAATGAAAAGTTTGATCCTTCAAATATATATGAAGGACTTACTCACATAAGGAAACAGATTCAGCAAGTTAGATCTGAAATACCTACAATACCAGAACCAATTTCATATGAAAATGAATTTGATGAGTTAAAAAATAGTATTAACCGTATTTCGGAATCTATTCCCGTTGTTCCTGAAATTAAATATTACGATAAAGAAATTTATGATCTATTAGAATCGATTGATGATATAAAGGAACAAATAGATAATTTTCCTGAGGTAAAATATTATGACCATCAAATTGATAGTGTAGAAAAAAGAATAGTGGATATTAAAAACTCAATACAATCAATACCTGAAATTAAATATTATGATGATGATATATCTATTCTCGAAGAAAAAATAAAAGAAGTTCAATTTTCTATACCAACTGTTCCTGAAGTTAGGTATTATGAAAAAGAAATATCTGATTTAGAAAGCAAATTTTGTTTTCTTTCTAACACTATTGATAATCTTCCAGAACTTCCTGAAGTAAAATATTATGATCAAGATGTATCAAAATTAAATGAGCAATTAAATAAACTTAAAGAAGAAATAATCTCATTGCCAGAACCTAAGTATTATGATGATGAGATAAAAAAAATACATGAGCAAATAAATTCTGTTAAAAAAAGTATACCTAAACCACAAATTATTCCAGAAATTAAATATTATGATGAAGAAATAAATGTCCTTCAGTCCGATATATCAATTCTCTCTAAAAGAATATCAGATATTAAAATTCCAGATACTAAAATATACACTGATAGATTAGATAATTTTTATAAAGAATTTCAAAATAAAAGTTATGAAGTTCATCAAAAATTAAATAATCTTCAGGGACTGTTTGAAAAACTTAATGATATACAAAATGAACAAATATTAAAAGGTGAGGAATTTGAGCAAAAATTAAATGAATCTATTACTGCAGAACCTCCAGAAACAAATACACCAGATCCGTTGTCTCCTTTGGTTAAAGAGTTTGTTACCTTTAAGGAACTTAGTGAGCACTATAGATTGTTTATTAATAGAATACAGCAGCAATTGTCTACTATTGGTGGTGGAAATGAAATTACAACTTTAAAAATGTTGGATGATGTTGTAGGAATTTCTACGAATGGTTCCGCTTATGATGGTAAGTATTTGAGATATAATCATAGCACACAAACTTTTAGTGCAGAATCAATTATTGTTGGTGGTGGAGAGTTATCTGGAACTTTAACTGGTTTATTTGATACTGATATAACAAATCTTCAGGATGGATATTTGATGGTATATAATGCATCTTCTTCCAAATTTATTTTTGTTGATCCTAGAAATTATTTTGGAATTAACGCAGACTTTAACCCAGATTTACTTATTGATGATTATGGAACTTATAATTGATAAATAAAGTTAACGTCAATTTATTATATAAAAATGGCAAATAGACTACAACTAAGAAGAGGTTCTGATTCTCCAGGTAGTATTTTCTATGAAGGAGAACCAATATTCGACCTTTCTGATAAGGCTTTATATGTTGGTGATAATGGGGCGACCGGCACCGGAGCAGGAACTTCCATTGCCAATGCCGAAACATTTTTAGCATCACTTCAAATCCTAACTAGAGCAACTGCATCAACTGCTGGTGCTCTCAATCTTTACGAAGATGCAGATAATGGGACAAATAAGGTAAGACTTATTGCACCTGCTTCTCTTGCATCAGATCTTACTTTAACTCTTCCGGGAGTGGATGGCAGTGCATCACAGGTTCTTGCAACTGATGGATCTGGAAATCTTTCTTTTATTGATGCAGTCGCATCTTTAGGTATTGCTGGTGATAGTGGAACAGATTCAGTTTCTCTTCTTGATGATACTCTGACATTTACTGGTGGTGAAGGTATTGATACTACAGTAACTGATAATGTACTTACTATTTCTGCAGAAGACGCCACTTCTTCGAATAAGGGTGTTGCATCATTTGATACTGGGGACTTTGTTGTTACTTCTGGTGCAGTTGCTCTTGGTGCGACTTTTGTACATTCCGTAACAACTGATTCTGGAGAATTAACTCCATCCAACCACACCTATTCTATTCTTGGTGGTGAGGGCATGGATGTTACTCATGCTGGAACAACCATTACTGTTGCTGGTGAAGATGCAAGTGACACTAATAAGGGTGTTGCGTCATTCGACTCTGGAGATTTCACAGTAGCATCTGGCAATGTAACTCTTGCTGATAGTGCGAATGGTGCTGTTCTTACTGTTAGTGGAACTACCAATGAGGTAGAAGTTTCCCGTACAAACGGAACTGTAACTATTGGTCTCCCTGACAATGTTACGATTGGAAACGACCTGACAGTAAATGGAAATTTCAGAGTTGTTGGAACTGCTGTAAGTTTTGAGACTCAAACAATCAAGGTAGAAGATAGATTAATTGAACTTGGATTGACTGATGGTGCCGCACCAAGTTCTGCTACTACTTGGGATTCTGGTGTTGCTTTTAATTATTATACTGATAGTGCTAAGAAGTCTGCGATTGTTTGGTTAAATAATCAGTTTGTTGGTATTGCTTCTGTTATTTCTGAAGCCGCTGATACTGGAACTGCAGACCCACAAATTAGCATTACTTCTTATGCTCCTCTTGTTGCTGCTGGACTTTATGTTGGTGGAACCTCTGCTGGAGATGAGGTAATAAATAGTTCGAAAGAAGCAGTAAATCTGATTTTTGATGGGGGAACTTATAGTTAATGGATGAGATTAACCTTGATTATACTGATATTATTAAAGCATATCAGTCTAAAACTA